TAGCTGTTTAACAAAAGGCACTTTACTGTGATATTGTTTAAACAATTCTTCAGCTTGTAACTTGTTTATACCAAGCTCTGCTTGTAATTTGTTTTTACCCATACCATAGAAAAGACCCAGATTGATCGTTTTAGCTTGGAATCTACCAATGTCAGCCATGTCAGCCACGATCTGATGGAAGTCTGCATTCTCGTTCTTGTATGCATCCACTACATCCTCTACAGAATAGAATCCTTGTAGTGCAGAGTAGTGAACAACAAGACGTGGTTCCTGCTGGTTGTAGTCAAAACAACCCCACTTACATCCTTCTTCAGGTATAAACAAACTTCTGATCCGTGGTCCGAGATCTTTGTTCCTTGCAGGTATCTGCTGTAGGTTTGGATTATTCATACTGAATCTACCTGTAACAGTCCCGCCGCTATCACCACGTAACTGGTTTATCTCAGCGTGTATTCTACCACGCTGTGAATATTTAAGTATTGTATCTATAAAAGTTGTATGTGCCTTGTTAATCTCTCTTGCCTTTGCAATCGCTTGTACAATCTTGTGTGGGTGATTAGCTAAAAAGTTTTTAGTAAAGCTTGGTGCCTGTGTCTTTACTGTTCGTTCATACGGTAAACCAAGTTTATCAAATACTTTAGCAATAGATCTTGCAGCCCATATCTGAACATCTAGTTTTGTTTCAGCATATATGCCACCAAGTAATCTTTTTTCTTCTTCTACCATTCTTTGTTTTTCGTAAGCCGCCCTGTCTGCATCTACACGTACACCTAGGAATCTCATATCAACTAGAACAGGAAACAATTTAGTCTCCATATTAAATATATCTTCAATGTCCTGGTGCATTATTTCTTTTTTAAATTCTTGCCACAACTCCAGTGTAAGTTGGGCGTCACGCTCTGCGTAAGCTCCAACGTACATAGCTGGTAGTTTGTACATCTCTGCTTTAGGATCTACACCCCAAGACTTTGCTGTCTCTTGCAATACTGTTTCATCTTTACCTTTGCCAATGTAGTCTCTTGATAAACCATTTAAATCATACCTGTATCTATTCTCATCGATAAGAGATGCAGCTATCATTGTGTCTACGATCTGTCCTTTAACATTTATACCGATAGATCTTAACCAACATATGTCATACATGGCGTTGTGAAATATCTTTGTAGAGTCTGTATTCATCTGGTCTTGTAACCATTTGAGAACCATCTTACGATCCATGTTACCACCACCTTCATGTGCTATTGGATAATATGCACACCAATCGTGTGTTGCTAAAGATATACCAACCACATCACCTACACCCACGACAGAGCCAGACCCCATTCTTTCATTTAAGTTTGGATCTTTTGTCTCTAAGTCTATGGCTATCTCATCATACTTACTTAGATCTGGAAAGTCTGTTGGTGGTATCCATTCTGTTTGTGGTCTAAATAGTGGAGTTTTCATTTTTTTGTACCTTTTCTATGTTAGTTAATTTTTCTATATCTTCGTATGGAACCATTGTAATTTTATCTAACCTACCTTCCCTTTGATAAATTTTATAAACACCCTTTCCTTTTTCGTAACCTTTCTCTTTTAATTTATCAACCACGTGGTTTAATAACTCTTGTCTATCAACCAGTAACCAATACTTGTTTCTTTCAAAAGCAATGTAATCAGCTTTACCTTTTACCCATCCAGGCTCACCTCTCACATTAGTCCCTTCAACCCAAGCTATATCATCTTGTGAGTTGTTGTCCCATCTGTTTTTCTTTTTCATTCCTTTGACATCAAACTTATAAAGTTTATTTTTATACTTACCTTTGACATCCCAGTGTTCTTTTATATTTTCATATTTATTTGCCCATATTGGGTCAATTAAATTTTTAGCAAAATTTTGTTCAGATATTTTTGCTTGTTTTATGTATTCTTCCCAAGCCATATTAATAATCCTTACATTCGCCAGCTATTGCCATGTACGCAGCAGCATCAACATAAGTATCTTCTGTTGGTTGACCAAATTTAGTTCTTGCTACTTTTAACAAAGCCATCATCACAGCAGCATCGTGTGCCGTAATCTCTTTGTCTAAATATGCCGACCATAACTTTCCAATGTTTGCATGGTTTACTATTTTATCACCATAGGTTTTTGCTCTAGGTCCAGCAATTAATTCTTTTGCTAGTTGTAACGCTTCTTCTGTTTTCATATTTTATATCCTTTGTATATATCTTTTGGTCTAATGATGTGTAAATGATTCTTAGTTCTAGTTGCACCAACGTAGAACAATCTATTCTCATCATCAGGATTTTGTTCGTAGTTTCTTTGTGTGTTTCGAGATAGATCTGTCAGGAGAACCACGTTATCCTGCTCACCACCTTTTACCCCATGTATTGTAGATAAAACAATTCTAGGTTTAGAATTTAACTTCTCACCGTTTTCCCTCATACGTCTTATATATCTTATTTTCTTTTGGGGTGCATCATCAAAAGCTTCAAACCAAATCTTATCTGTCTTCAACCAACGTCTTTCTTGTAGGTTTGACATCTTGTAAGTTACATCTTTGTCTAAAAGTTTTAATGAATTTTTTTCAAAATGATTTGATGACATGTATGAAGCTATTCTAGATATCTGCTCAGAATTTATATCCACACCTTTACGCAGGTTTTCCCAGTCAGTAATTGCCTTGTACAAATCTTGTTCTCTGTTTGTCTTAAATTTGTTCTCGTAATACAATCCTTGAGAGTATAGGTGATCTTCTAAATCACTTAACATAAATTTAGTTCTAGCCAACACTAGCCAATTACCCTCTTTCATGTTAACTTGTTCGAAGTCATCATAATATGAAAGTAAACCTCTTTGCGTTTTTGGTCTCCATTCTTTTGGTAATCTATTTTGTATTTTGTTTACTATCCTTGATGCAATATCATGCACAACCTGCGGTATTCGGTATGACTGCGTCAACTGCATTATCTTTCCTGTCTGTGATATAAAACTGTCTACATCTGCACCAGCCCATCTAAATATAGCTTGGTCATCATCACCTGCTAGATAAGTGTGTTCTGTCTTATCCCATATTGATTTAGCCATGCCCCATTGTGATTGTGATAAATCTTGTGCTTCATCTATAAACACAACATCAAATCGTGGTGATCGATCTGATTTAACAAATTCTGTAATCATGTCTGTAAAATCTATTAAGTTATAATCTTTCTTGTATTGATTAAGATCATGTACAAATTGTTTAAGTTGTTTGACTGTTATATCTTGTGTGTGTTCTTTTAAATTATACTGTTGTTCTGGTGTGATACCTCGTAGTTTAGCTATCTGCACTATACGTAGCAAATCACTTTTAGTTGTAAATAGTCCTGTGTGCTCGTTATCATACTCGTGATAGTCTACGATTAGTCCCATCTTTCTACCTAGATCTTCGTAATGTCTACGTTGCATGACCTCTTCTTTTTTTATACCTAGTCTTCTAAAAGCTAATGAATGTAGTGTTCTAAAGTATGGTAGATCATCTTCTGATAGATTAAACTTTAACATGGCTCTGTCCCTAGCTTCGTACGCAGCCTTCTGTGTAAAAGAGAAATAACCAATCTTATCGGGATCAGTTTCTTTTAAATGCTTATCTACTTCATTTAACAATGTTGTAGTCTTGCCTGTGCCAGGTGGACCCAATACAATAGTTTTCAAAACGCATCCTCCTTTTTAAACTTTCGTTCTTTTATTTTTATTTGTTCTTTTTCAAATTGTTTTAATCTTATAACAGATAATTTCTTTTTTCCTATCGTCATTCTAACGTGCTCACAACCACAATGTTCTAACAACCACAGTATTGAGATGTCATATTTTTCTGTCCATTTGTGTCGATGTAAAAACTTATGGTAGAAGTGTGTGAATATAAAATGGTGGTGTCCATCTTTGTTCCACACGTTACCAGATTCCATGTCTTCTTTTGTTGCACCCTCTGCTGTTCTACTTGTGCAATAGTTTTCTAAATGTTGTGATAGCTGCTCTAACTTAGATGCACCTGATGGTGCTTCAACTATCTCTGGACTAGCCATCAAAGACGATACCAGGTCTTTATAATCTTTTGGTTTTAGTGTTGGTGGAAACTTATATATCTGATTCATACACGCTCTAACAAATAATCTCTGCTCTTGTAATTCTTCTGCTTTCAACTCAACTCTTTCACCGTCTACGTTCAATCTAAATATTTTTGGGTCTAACTCTACAATTTGTAGATCTGATAGTTGTGGAAACATGCTTTGTGTACCTATGCCATACTTTCTAGTTTTACATAATTGTTTATCACAGTGATTACACATTGGTTCTTCAGTGCATTTAAAACCATAGTCTTTGTTATCTTTTCTAAATTTAGATATCTCATCATGCCTAAAAGGATTTACAAAATGTTTAAAATTAAATTCGTCTAACTTATCTGTCCAACTATCTGGCCATTTCTTTTTTGCATACACTCTAAATTGAAACATAACTCTGTCTCTACCATCATCTAACTTTTCTTTTGTTAGCGATTCAAGACAAGGTGGTCCGTCATCAAACTCTGATGGTGGTCTTTGTATTTTTAAATCTTGTAGTTCTTTTGGTGTGAGAGCACCGACTTCTACAGAATTTAAAAAAGCATCTATTTTAATTGCTTGGCCTTTAGAATCAAAACAATATCTTGTTGTATTTTTGTAATTAAAGTATGGTAAGTTTAAGAAATTTCCTGTATCATCTTGCGATTTTAATTCAATTTGTTTAGGAAATACTTCAGCATTACCAAATCCCAACACAGCACTTAACGACATTAATTTATCTCGCATTAATTTTGCTGGTACAAAATCTGTTGTAAATAAAAATATATGTGCTCCACCACTTTTAGATCTACAGACCCAAAGTGGTACACCAATTGGTAGTTTGTTTAAAAGTTGTTTATGATCGAGATTGTATTTATCTACATCTATACAACCCCATCTGCATTCGTTCTGTTCGTTAATAGGTATAATACCTAAACTAGGTTCTATTCCGTTAAGGTGATCTTCCCATAGTTTATCAGTAACTGGTTCTCGTTTTACAAACGATTTACCTTTTATCTTGAGTCCATCGGCACCCTTCTTGTCCACATAAGTGCATCCATGTGCTCGCATTAATCCTGTAAATATCTTTCTAAAAGCTTCCATAATTATTTTTGGGGGCGGGTCCAGTCTCCCATCACCGCCCCTCTATCTTCCCTAGGAAGTTTTTAGTACGGTGAATCGG